CAAGATGAACTGCTTTTGAAACTGAGTGAAGTATAACGATTATTTATAGGGGACGTATGAGTAAAGATAAAGAAAGTGGTGCTAGAATAAATCAACATTTTCATTGTATTGCTAATGAATTTGATGAGATGGATAATTGTTCAAGTAGTGATGCTTTAAGTATTTATGAAAAAGAAAGTAATGGTGAAGTAAGCTACGATGGATTTTGCTTCAGTTGTGGTCAACATTTCTCTAAAGAACAAGTACATTCATCTACACTCGCTGTTGAATTAGGTATTAAAGAAGGTGTTGTTGTAGAAAAAAAGAATCTTAAACTCGCAACCAAAGCTGAACCTCTGAATGGTGAACAGATTGGTCAGTTAAAACAATCAATAGGTTTCAGCAAGCAACCCTATCGTAAAATCAGTCCTGAGACTTTACAATTCTACGGACACATGATTAAACGTAATAGTAAAGGTGTTGCTACAGAAGTTTATTATCCTGAAACAGAAGATGGTAAAGTTGTAGGTTTCAAGATTCGCATTCTACCTAAGAGTTTTAGTAAGATTGGTAGAACTGGTAAACAGAGTCAACTATCAGGTCAACTCCGATATAAAGGTAATGGTAAACGTATTCTTTATGTTGGTGGAGAAAATGACAAATGTGCGGCACGGCAAGCTTTAGTTAAATATGATGTTCATGTTGTATCACCTACTTGTGGAGAAGGTAGTGCTGCCAGTCAAGCCGCTGCTCAATATGAGTTCTTCGATAAATACGATGAAATCTACATTGGTATGGACAACGATGAAGCGGGGAGAGAAGCTACAGCAAAGATTGTTGAAGTATTACCTAAAGCTAAAGTTAAGATAGTTACTTGGAGTGAAAAAGATCCACACTTACTATTGGAATCAGACAAAGAGGAGCAGATACGAAGAGACTTTTGGAATGCTAAAGAATACGCAGCAACAGGTATTAAGTCTGGTGCTGATGCAATGGAAGAAGTTAAAGAGTTTCTTACTGCACCCAAGTTACCTTTACCTCCACACATGCACAGAATCCAAGATGCACATAGAGGTGGTTTAAAGAGTTCTGGTTTCATTGGTAATATTATTGCTGATACATCTGTAGGTAAGACATTCGTTACCGATACATTGTTGAACTTTTGGATACCACAAGACAATTTAGTACCAGTTGTTGTGTCAATTGAACGTACTGCTGGTGAGTTTATGGCTGATCTACTGTCCATTTACTTAGCTAAGAATCTAACTTGGTTCAAAGAAGGTGATGAAGCTGTAAAGTATCTTGAACGTCCTGAAGTTAAAGAACTTATTCAGTCATTTATTTATGATGCTGAAGGAAAACAAAGGTTCTATGTAATTGATGAACGTGATGGTAGCTTAGAAATATTACAGAACAAGATGGAATTAGCTGCGGCTAAATATGGTACTAAACTATTTATCATCGACCCTCTAACTGATATTCTACGGGCGCTTGGTAATGATATTCAGGATACCCATATGTTGTGGCAGAAGCAGCAGAAGAAGAAAGGTTGGATGATCCTCAATGTTTTGCATACGAGAAAGCCACCTTCTGATAAAGATGGTAAAACTCGTCCTGTTACTGAGTACGATGCTTATGGTTCATCTACATTTGTTCAATCCTCTGACTTTAATTGGGTGTTGAATAGAGATAAGATGGCTGAAGACGCAAATGAACGTAACACTATGACCGTCGATATACCGAAAGTTAGGGGTGGTACAACAGGTCGAGCTGCTGAACTTATTTATGATGTACAAACACGTAGACACCACGATAAGGAAGATTTCTTCAGTTCAAGTAATACTACCAGAACTGTGAATCCTAATGTGGTTGAACAAGAAACTGAAGTACCTCCTTTGTATCAAGATGAGGAGGTTGTTGAATTGAATTATTAATGAGGAGTTACCTTGGACTACTGTTACGATCTGGAAAGCTATCCGAATTGCTTCTTGTGTTGTGTTGCTGATTTAACTAACCGTAAGATGAAAGTGTTTGAACTTTCAGAACGTAAAGATCAACGTGAACAAATGTTTGAATACTTACGCAATATAGTTAGGAATAAAGGTAGACTTATTGGCTTTAATAACTGTGGTTATGACTACCCTGTTCTACACCAGTTATTAAAAAACAAAACCATGACACCTAAACAAATATTTGAGTATGGTGATAAGGTAATTAAGTCAGGTTACACTGATAATAAATGGCAATATGTTATTCGTGATAAAGATGTAATGATTCCACAAGTTGACTTGTTTAAGATACATCACTACGACAATAAGGCAAAAGCTACATCTTTAAAGATGTTAGAGTTTAATGGTCGTTCTGATAATATCCAAGAACTTCCTTATCCGGTTGGTAGTTACTTGAAGTCACATGAAATTGATAACTTGATAAAGTACAATTTCCATGACGTTAAAGAAACGATAAAGTTTTATGAAGCCTCTAAGTCTCAAGTTGAGTTCAGAGAGAAGCTTAGTAAAGATTATGGTTTTAATGCTATCAACTGGAATGACACAAAGATTGGTGCTGAATACTTTGTAATGGAGTTGGAGAAAGCGGGTATCAAGTGTTACGATAAAGGTGGTAAACCAAGACAAACTAAACGTGAATATATTGATTTAGTTGATTGTATTCTCCCTTATATTAAATATGAAAGACCTGAGTTCAACGCAATCCTAAACTGGTTAAAGCGACAACGTATTACAGAAACAAAAGGTGTGTTCTCTGATATTATGGAGCACGAGCTTGGTGATGTGGCTAAGTACGCCACAATGAAAACTAAGCGAGAGAAGCTTAAGGTAAAGCCCACTGACGCGGATATAGCGAGGTTTAAGAAAGACAAACCTTTGTGTTGGGTAGAAGAAGTAGAACTCAAGGCTAAGCTTCCCAAGAAGGATGGCGGTGGATTTAAGAAGTCACATTACTTGTGTTGGAACATTTGTGAATCATTGAATGTTACAATTGATGGGTTAAAGTATGTGTACGGTACTGGTGGAATACATGCTGCTATTGAAAATAGAGTAGTTGAGTCTTGTGATAAAAGGGTAATACGAAGTTACGATGTTAGTTCCTTCTACCCTAACTTATCAATTAAGAATAGATTCTACCCTGAACACTTGGCTGAGAAGTTTTGTGATATTTATGAATACATCTACGAATTAAGAAAGACTTATGATAAGAAGTCTGTTGAAAATGCAATGTTGAAGTTAGCTCTGAATGGTACATACGGTAAATCAAATGACCAGTACAGTCCATTCTTTGATCCTAAGTTCACAATGCAGATTACTTTGAATGGACAGTTGTTGTTGAGTAAAGCTATTGAAATGGTATTATCAGTACCTACAGTAGAAATACTCATGGCTAATACAGATGGTTTTGAGTTTATTGTAGATCGTGAGTATGAACACTTAACTGCTCAGAAGTGTAAAGAATGGGAAGAAATGACTAAATTAACTTTAGAAGATGTAACCTATTCCAAGATGGTGGTGTCCGATGTAAACAATTATATTGCGATCAATGATAAAGGTGATATTAAGATGAAAGGTAAGTATGAGTGGAAAGATTTACCTGCTCATAAAAACCAGTCAGCATTGGTTGTAAAAATGGCAGCAGAGAAGTATCTAGTTGATGGTGTTGACCCTGAAGAGTTTATCCGTAACCATAAGGATAAGTTTGACTTTCAACTCCGTACTAAGGTGCCACGTAGTAGCAAGTTAGTTGAAGTGGATAGTGATGGTGTGGATAACCAAGTTCAAAACATTTGCCGTTACTATGTAAGTGAGAAAGGTAAAGAACTGGTCAAGGTAATGCCACCATTGACACCTACTAAGACAGAACAGGTGTGGGTTAATAATCAACTGATGGATTCTGTAACTATTTCATCTAAATCTGATATTACTCGATATGAGAAGAAAGGTTATGTGTTTGAAAAGTTTGTAGAAACAGTTTGTCCAGAACGTAGGTTAGCTATTGAAGCTGGTTGGAAGTGTAAGGTTACTAATGAGATGAGTGCTTTTGATTGGGATATTGACTACAAGTATTATATTGATCGTACATGGAAACTCGTAAACTTTGCAGATGTTGAAGAGTCTGAAGTTGTGGATGATATTATTTTAGAAATTGATTAAAATAATCCTTGCAACACGATTAGTAATTTGATACAATAGATAAGCTAGAATTTAACATTTAAATAGGAGTAATAGATATGACAGCAGCAAAGAAAGCACCAGTAGTTACATTACCAAAACCTTTCGAGGAGGGTTACACATTCTTAGTTGAGGCTAAGATTATAGATACCACGTACAACCACACTTGGCCTTACTTGGTTGAGGTGGTGTTAGAAGATGGTATAGATCGTGAAAGTGTAACTTTAGAGTTTGACAAAGAACAACTTGTTAAATTTATAAGTAAGACTAATCCTAAGTTTAAGAAAGATTATATTTCACAACAAATTAAAGATACTAAAGCAGCTCTTGCAGCTTTGGAAAAAGAACTAGAAGCAATTAAGTAATTTTAAACAACAGAGAAGAGGAAAGTAAATATGAGTTATAAACCTAAAGCACAATCAAATACGGAAGGTGAGCGTAAGAATACAGGTATTGCACCTAATGGTGTTGCTTACAAATACCCAGTACCTGATGGTGGTAGCCAAGCTGCACGTATCAGCTTGATCGTTGATATTGGCACACAAGAGCGTCCAGACTTTGAAGAGAAGGATAAGCAGGGTAATGTCATTGAAGTTAAACCACAAAAGCCAGCACAACAAGTCGTAGTGTTTGCTGATTTAGTCGATCAAGTTGTAGATTATGGTGGTGACATTGGTGAAAAGCAATACCGTCTAATGCTCAATAAGAACTTCAAAGGTGATATTGAGGGTATTAACTTCACAGCAGTACCCTACCGTGATGGTGATGGGAAGCTGATGGAGACAGGCAAGCCTTGGACATTCCACCCAGCCAATATGTTGACTAAGTTGGCTAAGGCTACAGGTAATGAGCACATTCTTGGTGTTGACAAAGACAACAATATGGACATCGGTGCCTTGTTGGGTGCAGGGTTCTATGCTGATGTTGAAGTTAAGTCTGTAGATTCTACCAAGAAGAAAGACGATGGTACACCAATCATCTACAACAATATCAACTTTAAAGGTGCTTCTAAGTTACCAATGGTCAAAGGTAAGTTGATTGAGATTGATGAGTTGCAAGTTAAACCTCTGATCTTAAACCACAGCAATGTTACTGAAGATACTTTACCTTTGATTCGTGGCAAAGTGCTCTCAATGATGAAATTGGCTAAAGAGTACGAAGGTAGTAAGTTGCAACAGTTACTAGGTGAGACACAAAGTAAATCTGTACCAGCGCAGGAGACTGAAGTTGTTGAGCAAGATTTCGATTCAACAGCAGATGATTCAGAGGAAGATCCCTTTTGAGCAACAGGTTCAACTTAGATAACTGTTCACGAAACATGAACAACAATATGGGCTAGAAATAGGGAGGGAGCTAAATACTCCCAATCCCTTTTAATTTTAAATATTAGGAGAAATAAATATGGCTCGTCAAAAGAAACTTAGACAACCAAAACAAACATCATTACCAGAGTCAATCAATCATTGTAAATTGTTGGATAGCCTGTTAAATGAAGCTATTGAGTACAAGAACAAAGCTAAATACTATGCAGATTTACTCAAGGGTATCAAAGAAACTCTTACAAGTGAAGATGGTAAACTTAACCTTGAACCTAAATATGCTAACTCACTTATCAAAACTAAATATGACTTATTTAAAGCTGAGACAGAAGCAGCTAAGTTACAGTCGTCTGTAGATGATGTGAAAGTGTTGACTAATAGGGTAGAGTAATTAATTTTACCGTTCGGT